CTTCGCTTCCGCTTGTCTCATACGCTCGTCCTCGCTTTGCATTGTCTCTTGGCATTCGTCGTGTTTCGAATTATTTGTGCTGATTTTCGAAAAACAACACATAACCCTAACTCAGAACAAATTGTTACCACGAAGTGACACCAATTTAACCCTAACTTCGTCGGTTATTTTCACGCCGCCACCCGCTGCGCCGCCCCTCAAGGGGCTCTGCCGTCTCGCATGCTCGCCTATCACCCGCCCTACTCCCGCGACCCCCGCTCCCCCGGGTCTTGGGTTCGTAACCTCGCGGTTACGATAGATCACTAGAAGTGACCTAAGGTAATACTACACCGGTATTGTACCCTCCAGGTGACGTTACCGGTTTTTTGCTTAGGTCACTAAAAATTTTGCAAATTTTTTTAATAATTACAATAAATTTTCTCTAAAATTACCGTCTTCATCCATAACAACCCAGTCTGCAAATGGATCTACCCTATTTGCGTTGTTATTCAATTGACTCCAAACAGCGGTTTTTAATTGCGCTGGAATAGCGTCTAAAAAATCGCGAATTCGTTTTCCTTCGACATAGCCTAAAAAACCAAATGCACCAGGCAATAACAACGCCAATCTTCTTACGTGAAAATAACGCAAATTATACCCGAAACGAAAATCTTCTAACAACAAATCGATAATTTTGTCTCGTTGCGCTATTGCCGTATTTGTTAACTGCTGATCAATTTCGTTATGATATTTTCTCATTGGGTCATATATCCGTGTGTCAGGATATCTCATAGCGTAATAATAATCTTTCCTGTTTACAACAATCGCGCTTTTCAAATCGAAATATTTCTTAATTTCGTCAAGCAAACTATCAATTTCCGCATTCAACGGCATTTTAATTATTTGTATTAATTACATTAAAAAGTCATAGGCAACATTTGGTTATCGCCTGGTTGACTCATTGGGATTGCTTGGCTTACTGACGCCATCGCTTGTTGCAATAATTGTGCATTGGCCGCAGCTTCTGGTGCGCCATGATTCGCTACAACAAATGCCATTTCACTTAAACTTGGTCCTTTGCTTGTTCTTGATCTACGTTTGGTAGATCGCTTTCTATATGTTCTTTTCGCCTTGGACTTTGTCGCTCTTCGCTTTCTATATGTTTTCTTTGTAAGCTTGCGTTTGGTATATCCAGACTTACGTCTACGCTGAACTCCTTTTTTCTTGTAACTGCGTCGTTTCGTTCCTGCCATGTCCACCTACAAAGGTATCGAAAATAACAACGAAGAAATGCAAACGTTTTAATTAATTGTACATTTATGGAACAACTATAACTCCAGATGCATTTATTAATACCGGTGCTGGATTTGTTAACAAACGGCCATATGAGTTATACTCAGTAATTTCCAAAGTTCCTTGCTGGTTGCCAGTGCCAACTGCAGTTACAGCGGTAGTTAATTCAACAGTGTTGTCTACGCCTAAACTGGCTTGTGACACATTTACATGAACAATAAATATTATTTTACCATTTCCTGTTATCGTTCCTGTTGGCGCTTTTGTAAAACTACTTGGAGTATCCGTTGCAGCTGATCCTGATGAATATAAATCAGCTATTTGTGTAACATTACCAGTTGTCGTAACTGTACTTGATACATAATCTGTCGTTGTAACAAACAATGTTGTACCTCCAGATGTTTCACATGTTAACATGATTGCAACATTTCCAGCGTAATTTGCCGGAAACACAACTTTAATTGAATTACTAGCTAAAGTTAAAGCACACCCAATGTTGTTTTGCTGTCCTGTTAACAAACCTGCGTTCGTTCCCATTAACAATGTAGTTGATTCTGTACCAGAACCTGATACAAAATAATCACGTCCAATACCATAGCCTAATGTCGCATAAAACTTTGGTTTTCTTAACATCACGGTGTAACTGACCCATAATTCACCTAAAGATAAATTAGCATATGCGGTTGGCGTATTGGCTACTGCTACTTGAAAAACTCCTGCGTCATAACTTTTTACATCCTGGTTGTATAACACAGGATTCGTTCGAACATATTTTCCTGATGTGCCTGATAATTTGTCAGGATCGCATTCAACACCAGATAATAAATCATCAGTTGCTTTCACGCTTGCTGCACCATAATATTCCATCATGGTTTTTTTATCCGTAAATAACGGCTGGTCTGGATTATAATTTGTTGCCATTATAACAGTTCCGACTTGACCAGTCGTAGAACTGCCTATATCAGACGTAGTGCTTCTATATGTCCATACACATTGTTGCAATTCATATTCTTCGTAATTTTGTGCAATTTGACTTAACCATGGAAATGTACCGTCCAAACCAGGATTTAATGAATATCCTTTGTTACTAAACACTGTACCGGACGCATTTCCATATACATCGCCGACATATTCTTTATAAGTAACAATCATAGCACCTTGTTCATCACCTGAACCTGAAAACGTTGCTACTGGATTGCTAGAACCTTCAATTAATGCGTTCGTTTGGTAACTACCTATACCACTCATCGACCCAATTGCTCTGCCAATTTGACCTCCAAGTTTTTTGTTACCAAACATACCGCCTATAGCTCTGCCAGCGGTTCCTCCTAAAGAAAATGCGCCTCTTCCGCCCATATACATTCCTTGACCTCTCAACGCTTTCCTTGCTTCCATTTTTTGAATTCCTTCAGCAACATAAGGATTTAACATTAAACCAGCGGTGTCGACGGATTGTAATGCTTCTTGGTATTGGCGTTTTAACGCGCTTTTACGTAAATTATAATCTGCTTTTGATAACATATTAATTGTACTTAATTACAGCTAATTAATTATATTATGTTGTACCGGCATATCAAAATGTCTAATTTCCGTTAATCTACGTAAAAACTGACCAATAGGCTCATTGAGCTCAGCAAAAGCCATTTCAGGAGAAAAAGGACTTGTGAATACAATGCGTTTCGCACTGAACTCACAAAAACCTCCCTTGTTTTGGACTTGCATCTTGTACCGATCAGTAAGACGCAACAAGTAAGCAAAACTGACATCATTATTGCGAGGATCGAAGCGAAAATCATCAATAATGACATCACTCTCACCGTGATAATTATCCCACCACTTTGTTGCACCATCTTTATAATATGCGTCTGGCATTAATTCTGCAGCGGTTCGGCTTTTACCTGCTCCTGTTGGTCCCCAAAACCACATAACTTCCATGGGCCAGTTTCTTGGCTGTTGATACATAGATTGGTAGTTTCGGATCCCTCCAAAATATCTAATAACCTGTCCGGGATACAACTCTCCAATTTTTCGCATTGAGCTTCCTTCTCTTGCAAGTCGCGCAACCTCTTCCAAATCGGATCGCTTTCCTTGGGCAGATCGAGGCTCACCCCTCCACTCTCCGTAAGTGATTCGCTCAGATCCACCAACTCTTGTATCTTCCTTTTCCGTATACTCTTTGGCTTGAGTAAACGTGGAGAAAGCACTTTTGGCCTCCAAGTGCGGACTAAAAGTAAGTCCAGGCGTGAAATGAAATAGTTTAACCACGCTGGAGAGAGTTCTGCGACTAGAAATCTCAAAATAAAATTGGAGGTGTTTCGTGCCCGTTCTTTCCCCCATCTCAAACTGTCCGTTGAAGAAGTCAACTTTCGGAAAGACGTACTCATTAAGATATTCCATAATCAAAGCATGCGGCTCAGGTGGATTGTTCCATGTTCCAATCCATCCATACCTGTCGACTGGTTGAAAATTACGTCCTCCGGTTCTTCGCCTTTCGGTAACCCTACCGGTCCGAACCCTACCTGTGTCGTTCCCTCGGGGTGACACATCCGAGCTTCCAACAGTTTCATTCGTCGATGAGTCGCTTCTGCTCCTTCCTCCATCAGAACCTGCTTCAGATCGTCGATCCTCGCTGTCTCCTTCGCTTTCGCTTGTATCATACGCTCGTCCTCGCTTTGCATTGTCTCTTGGCATTCGTCGTATTTCGAATTATTTGTGCTGATTTTCGAAAAACAACACATAACCCTAACTTAGGGTAAATTGTTACCACCGGGTTACACCGGTACTAACCCTAAGTTTGTCGGTTATTTTCACGCCGCCACCCACTGCGCAGCCCCTCAAGGGGCTTTGCAGGCTCGCAAGCTCGCCTATCACCCTCCCTACTACCGCGGCCCCCGCTCCCCCGGGCCTTGCTTTCGTAACCTGGCGGTTACGATAGATCACTAGAAGTGACCTAAGGTAATACTACACCGGTAACGTTACCTATTGGTGACAATACCGGTTTTGCTTAGGTCACTTACACCCCCTGCGCAGCCCCTCAAGGGGCTTTGCTTTTTTAATACAATTAATATGGATATAACAAATTTCGAATTATATATGAATGATGGTACGGTCCATTGGCGTATAAATGGACTACGACCACCTCAAACTCTTACAATAGACGAAATTGTCATAATTATACAATCAGATATTGAACAAATATTTAGTAATGTTTATAACGTTCCTTTAGGATATGGTTTACAATACCTAAATGATGATACTGCGGACTATTACGCAAAAGAACAACATATTGTTGATTTTATAAAAGGATGTTGTTCTTTAAAACATTTTTTATCAAAAGCCTACGATGTAGACTACGATGCTAATATTGATAAAGTTACTAAATATGTTATTTTCTTAAACAGAAAGCGTTTATACATTGATGGAACAAGAAATCAATATACTGATTATTTATGTAACAGAGTTAATAATATTTACAATTAATAATCATCTTTATCTTCCATAATGTCTTGATACGCTGCGTTGCCAACAGGAACTTTTGATTGTGCTGCTGCTGCTGCTGCTGCTTCAGCCAATGTCTCTGCGTTGTCAACAGCCATTGCGTCTGGATGATGAGCCGCTACAACAAAAGCCATCTCAGCTAAAGTTGGGCCTTTACTTGCTCTTCGCTTATACTTACGCTTCGTGGTCTTTCTCTTGGTTGCTCTTCGCTTTCTGTATGTTTTCTTTGTAGACTTGCGTTTGGTATATCCAGACTTACGTCTACGTGAAACTCTTTTCTTCTTGTAACTGCGTCGCTTCGCTCCTGCCATGTCCACCTACACAGGTATCGAAAGTAACAACGAAGAAAAGCAAACGTTTCTAATTAATTGTACAGTTTTTTAAACTACAATTACATTAGGATTAGAATAATTAACCCATATTGGTGGTGTCACTGGACCTACATTGTATTCGGCAAATTCAACATATGAATCTACAATTGCTCCACTTCCACTTGCACTAGTACACCCTGTTATTCTAATAACATTATCAACACCACCTGATGCTGGTACAACTCTAATGTGCGCAAGAATAACTGCACTAGTGTTTGTATCTAAAACAAAATTCCAGTTAGGACTTGTTACAGAATCATTAGTTCCATATATATCATTAATAACTGTACAATTTCCACTGTGAACTGTAATTGCCGAACCGCCACCAAAACTAGTAATTCCATTATCAGTTTCTTGCAGCGCCAAAATTTTTAAATTACCACTCCAAGTGGCTGGTAATGTAAAATCATATACCCTGCTACTTACTTTAGTAACAGCAATGCCGATGTTATTTTGTTGTCCTTTAGCGAGTGTACCAAGCCAATCAGATGTTGTTGGTGACCCAGACGAACGAAATATATCTTTGCTGATATCAAAACCACGTCCAGAAAAAAATCTTGGTTTCATCAATCGCACTCTATATCTCACAAACAATCTTCCAATTAACTGATTATTCAATCCACTTGGAATACCTTGTTGCGCAATGTTTAATACTCCATGGTCGTATGTTTTCAAGTCTTCACCATATACTACAGGATTTGCTCTAATATATAAATGCAAATCCCCTGAACGTTGGGCACTATCGCATTCTACACCATGGATAAAATCCTTAGTTGCCATTGCTGTTTGCACTCCATCATATTGCAACATAGTAGGAGCATCAGAAAATGGAGAAGAACTTGCATTATATTGCGTAGCAATAATAATTGTACCAACTTGACCATTCGTTGAATTCAAATTATCAGTGACAACTGTTTGATATTCATACACACATTGCTCCAATCTGTATTCTTCAAAATTGCAAGCAATTTGACTTAACCATGGAAAAGAATTTTCCAAACCAGGGTTAATTGCAAAAGTTTGGTTACTAAACTCGGCAGTGTCACCATAAATGTTAGCAACAAATTCAGTATGGTCTATACACATACCACCAAATTCACCACTAATTCCTGACACCATCATAGGCGATCCGCCTTGTGCAGGAAATAATTGGTTAAAATTTGCTTCATATGCCCCCATACCTAATAATTTGCTTGCACGCGAACCAAGTGCGCGTCCTACTGAACCACCAATATGTTTATATCCTAAAGCAGAACCAATGTCTCTGCCAATA